TAACTAGGAAAAGTGTAGCAATTACCTTTGACGAACCAACAATGGCCAAACAATCATTCCAGGCGGAATGCAATATAAATAACATAATGGCCAAATATCAAAAAACCGGTGTCGTAGACCATATTAATAATCACCAGGCCAACTACGGTGATACGACATCCGACTCATTCCACGATTCCATGAACATAATCGCGGATGCAAACTCAATGTTCGAAGAACTACCATCCAAAGTACGAAAGTACTTCCGCAACGACCCAGCTCAATTCCTTGACTACGTTCAAGACCCAAACAACCAGGACAACCTGGTAGACATGGGACTGGCAACGCGATCTACGCGATCACCAGACACCCTTGTCGAAAATGAGGCTCAAGCCTCGTCAACCCCCCCTTTAGGGGGTAAGGCTCCGCCAGCTGGGGAGGCGGATAGCGATGCTGAAAGCGAGCGTAAAAAGGAAGTTAAAAATTAAACTTCCAAATCCAATAAACCTATACTACTTCCCACTTTCTAAGGGGGATCGAGGGGGTTTGCACAGTTACTTACTTGATGTAACTGTGCGGAGTGACATAATTGTCACTCCTACTACCTAAAATTATGTGTACAATCCGCTAATTTAACCAGGAGCAATAATCATGCGACGACAAAAAATGAAGAAATCGAAATCCAAAAAACTATTCCGTAAAACAGCAGGCGCTACCCATAAAAAGAACCTTCGTGGTTCTCCAATGCGCGGAGGCATACGACTCTGATGCCCTGCTACCATCCACTAAAAGCGTACCAAGCTGATGGTCAAAAAAAAATCTTATTCAAAGTTCCGGAATCCGGAAACTACAACCCGCTCCAACTCCCGTGCGGACAATGCATCGGGTGCAGACTCGAGCGGTCAAGACAATGGGCAATCAGATGCGTTCATGAAGCCTCACTATACGAGGAAAACTGCTTCATCACGCTTACGTACTCGCCAGATCACATACCCCTGGATGGCTCCCTTAACAAAACCCACTTCCAAAACTTCATGAAATATCTCCGTAGAGATCATGGAAGTAAAATACGATTCTTCCAATGTGGGGAATACGGGGATCAACTCTCCCGACCCCACTACCACGCTTGCCTATTCAACTTCGACTTTCCAGACAAGGAAATCCTATCAACCAGGGATGGAATCATCCTCTACACATCAAAAATCCTCGCCGACCTATGGGGCAAAGGCTTCTGCACTATCGGCCAGGTAACACATGAATCCGCCGCTTATGTAGCGCGGTACGTCATGAAAAAAATAACAGGCAAGCAAAAAGACCACCTCAACGAAGCAGGTCTAAAACACTATGAAACAATCGACCACCATGGCGAAATTCAAAATAAGACTCCCGAATACATCACAATGTCTCGTCGTCCAGGCCTCGCTAGAGGATGGTACGACCAATACTCTGATGACGTTTATCCATCAGATCAAATCATTACTCAAACGGGATCAATATCAAAACCGCCCAGGTACTACGACAACCTCCTGGAGCGGACAACTGACCAAAGGGAAGAAAACGAAATCTCATCATCACCCCGTATGACCCTTACAATCATTAAGGGTCTACGAAAACAACACGCCCTCCTTAAACAGGAGGACAACACACCCGAACGATTAAAAGTTCGGGAAATATGCAAACAGCAACAAATCAATCACCTACCCAGGGCAATTCATGAAACATAAAATCTTTACCATATTCGACACTAAAGCAAAAGCCTACCTGCCACCCTTCTTCCTTCCAGAACAGGGGATGGCAATCCGCGTATTCGCCGATTGTGTAAACGATCCAAACCACCAATTCAGTAAACATCCGGCAGATTATACCCTCTTCTGCATCGGTGCCTGGGCAGATAATACAGCATCACTAATAGCGAATGCTGCTCCAATAAACCTCGGCGTAGGCGTCGAGTTCATCGAAGAAAAAACACTTGCCCCAGACTTGTCCGGGGCAAATAACCAGGAGCAACAAGCATGAGCAAACAGCGATCAGTCATGAAACATCAATTCAGCCAGGTTCCAAAGGCTGATATACCTCGATCGTCATTCGATCGATCTCACGGATATAAAACTACATTCGACTCCGGCTACCTGGTTCCCATCTTCATCGATGAGGCATTACCAGGGGACACATTCAATCTAAACATGACAGGCTTCTCGCGCCTGGCAACTCCAATATTTCCAGTCATGGATAATATGTATATGGAAACATTCTTCTTCGCCGTACCCATAAGACTAATATGGGATAACTGGCAAAGATTCAACGGCGAACAGCTAAATCCAGGTGACAGCACCGATTTCCTAATACCTATAACAACATCACCCGTAGGCGGATACGCTCCCATGTCCTTGCAGGACTATATGGGAATCCCTACAGGGATCGGAGGATTAGAGCATTCCACATTATGGAATCGCGCATATAACTTGATCTGGAACGAATGGTTCCGAGATCAAAACTTACAAAACATGGTCGCCCAAACAGCAGGAGACGGTCCAGACGCACCAGAGGCTTTCGAGCTATTAAGGCGAGGAAAAAGGCACGACTATTTTACGTCGGGCTTGCCCTGGCCACAAAAAGATAACGGTAATCCAGTAACGATCCCCCTCGGGGATACGGCTGAGGTTCTTACAAATTTTACAGGTGCAGAAGAAATTCCCTTCATGTCCCAAATAACAGGGGAAATGCATACTTCTGACCTGGCAGGACAAAATGCCGACAATTTAATCTATGCGGACTTAACAACCGCAACAGCAACAACAATCAATCAACTTCGCCAGGCATTTCAGATACAGAAAATGCTGGAACGTGACGCCAGGGGCGGCACCAGGTACACCGAAGTAATAAAGGCGCACTTTCAAGTTTCAAGCCCAGATGCACGCCTCCAAAGACCCGAATATCTAGGCGGAGGATCATCAACAATAAATATAACACCGGTAGCAAATACCGTACCGACAGACCTCGATCCTATGACACCACAAGGCACCCTGGCTGGATTCGGCACAACATCACTACATAATCATGGATTCACTAAATCCTTCACAGAACATTGCGTTCTGATCGGCCTCGTCAACGTTCGAGCCGATATCACATACCAAAATGGCCTGAACCGCATGTTCAGCCGTCAGACTCGATACGATCACTACTGGCCGGCACTTAGCCACATAGGCGAACAGGAAATCAAAAATAAAGAAATCTTCGCACAAGGCGATTTAGACCTTGTAGCGGACGAGGCCGTTTTCGCTTATCAAGAAAGGTTCGCCGAATATAGATATAAACCCAGCCAAATTACAGGCCGTTTCCGTTCAAGCGATCCAGTAACATTGGACGCTTGGCATCTATCCCAAGAGTTCGCAACTCTACCAACCCTTTCTGACCAATTCATACAGGATAATCCACCCATCGATAGAATAATTGCCGTACAGGACGAACCACAATTTCTATTCGATGCATACTTCAAACTAAGATGCGCTCGACCCATGCCCATGTACGGAGTACCTGGGCTAATCGACCATTTCTAATGGAAGTATTCGACATCTACTTCGCATCAATAATGGCTATGACCATTCACCCAGGCTTCAACAGGGATAACTGTGAAGCCTTAACAATCGAGGAGGCCGCTAATCTGGCCGACCTCATGATTCTAGAAAGGGAAAAAAGATGCCTATCATCGCAGCCGGAATAATAGGAGGTGCATCCCTCCTGGGCGGAGTATTTGGAAACAAGGCCTCCGCCAAACAATCACAGGCTCAAATGGACTTCCAAGGGGAAATGTCCAGGACAGCACATCAACGCGAAGTTAAAGACCTTCGCGCAGCTGGACTAAATCCAATACTATCGGGCACTGGCGGCCGCGGGGCTTCAACACCCTCCGGCGCCCAGGCACCACAAAAAGACCCAATCACCCCTGCGGTAACATCAGCCCTGGCTGCAAAACGCCAGGCGTCGGAAATAAAATTATTAGACGCTCAAAGCGACAAGACATATTCCGAAACTCAGGGACAACAAAATAAAAACGTATCTACCGCGCTTCAGGCCTGGATCGATGGCGGACTATTAGAGTCCGGCAAAGCACTCGCAGCCAGGGCAATGGCAGAGGCGGGATACGACAAAAAATCAATTACCTTCATCATCAACGATTTACTGGATAAATTGAAAAATTCCGCTAAAGGCGGGGCAAAACCAATTCGTCTAGAGGATCTAGACGAATACGAAGTAATGCCTATCAAACCAATACAACCCAGATCACAAAAAACACCAGGTGCATCTGGAGACAAAAACTACCGACACCCAAGAGGGAGAAATAAATGAAGCAACAACAACCACTAACTAGGAAAAGTGTAGCAATTACCTTTGACGAACCAACAATGGCCAAACAATCATTCCAGGCGGAATGCAATATAAATAACATAATGGCCAAATATCAAAAAACCGGTGTCGTAGACCATA